AAGTTAGGAAAATGCTTGATGACTTTCAAGCTAACAATCCAAGTTTATTTACAGAAAAAGACAGGTTAGATTAATGAAACATTTAGTAGGAAAAGTTATTACAGAAAAAGTTGAATTTATGGGCGATGAAGTTGAAGTTAAAAAACTTTCTGTAAAAGAAGTTTTAAAAATTCAAAAGATTGTTGATAAATCACAAAAATCAAAAACTGAAGAATCTCAATTAAAACTTCTTCAAGACGTTATTAAAGTTGCAGTTGTTGGTGCAGAAGAAATATCTGAAGAAGATTTTAATCAATTTCCTTTAGGTGAATTGAATAAACTAACTGAATCTATTTTACAACTCTCAGGGTTAGGTCAAGATTCTACTGTGGGAAAGTAACTACAAATGAGGAATCTATTTATCAAATAGCTTATGAATTAAGAATACCTATTTATAAATTAGAAGAAGAAATGCCTTATATAGAGTTATTAAAATGGATAGATTTTTTCTCAAAATATCCTATTGGTTGGAGAGAAGATCAAAGGACTTATGCAATGTTAAAAAGTTGGGGATTAAAAGCTTCTCCTGAAAATACTTTCCCAACATTAAAACAATTAAAAGAATCACAAATGAATAAGAAAGAGCCAGATAGAGCAGTTCCTTCTGGTAAAATTCTAGATATGATGTTAGCAGCTAAAAATGGAGATTCCGATTGGAAACCCAATATGGGGAAGAAAAATGTCTAAGATAGATGTAAGTCTAGAAATTGTTAACTTTCAACAAGAAATGCAAAGAGTTGAAGAAGAAGTAAGACAAATGGCTGATATGGAAATATCAGAAAAAATTACTTATGCAGTTGACACTTTAAAAGTTGTTACGCCTGTTGATACAGGTAGAGCAAGATCTGGTTGGACTTCACAGAGATTTAGAAGTTCAAAAAAATTAAAAGAAGAAGTTCAAGAGGGTATTATTTCAAACCCTGTTGAATATGTTGAGTATTTAAACCGAGGAACTAGTAATCAAGCTCCAAGATATTTTATTGAGCAAGTTCTTACTAGAATTGGTTTAGTTACCCCTGAATAATATTAGCCCCTGATGGCCTCTTATAATGAGAAACCATTGGGGGCAATTTTATTAAAAGGAGGTCATATGAGTGGCGTACAAATAAGAGTCAGTTCTGACAGTAGACAGGCTAGAAATGATTTAAAAAAATTAGAAGGTTCTGTTGGCAAAATTGAAGCTGCCGCAGGGAGTATGACAAGAGCATTTAAAGGTGCTGCTATATCTTTAGGTACTTTGTTTGTTAGTGGAAATGTTACTAAAGGTCTTATTTCAGCAGGGGATACTCTTAAACAATTAGAAAACAGAGTAGCACTAGTTACTGGACGAGGAAAAGAGTTAGGAACAACTTTAAATCAATTATATAGAATTTCTGCTAATAGTAGATCGTCAATTGGTACTACAGTTGAAATTTTTAATAGATTTAGTTTAGCGTTAAGAGGAACAGGAAAAACACAAGATCAAGTTTTAGCTGTTACTCAAGCTGTAGGTAAGGCTGCTGTATTATCAGGTGCTTCAGCAGAATCAGCTAGGGCTGCTATTATTCAGTTAGGTCAAGGTTTAGCTGCAGGTCAACTTAGAGGAGAAGAACTTAATTCTGTTCTTGAACAAACTCCTAGAGTTGCACAAGCTATTGCAGATGGATTAGGTGTTCCTTTCGGTAAATTAAAAGAATTAGCTCAAGACGGACAAATTACATCTGAGGCTGTATTTAATGCTATTATTTCAAAAGCTCAAGAGATAGAGGAAGAATTTAGATTAATTAAACCTACTATTAGAGATTTATCTATTGTTATGAAAGATGAATTTACTAGAGCACTTGGGGCTATAAATGATTTAACAGGTATTTCTGAAAGTGCAGCAAATAAAATTACATTATTAACAAATGCTTTTCGTTTTGTTGCAGACAATGCTTTATTTTATTTTGTAGATATAAAGATTTATTTACTAAATTTTCTTATTGATGTTATTCAAGTTTATGATAAAATAAAAGAAGCAGGTGCAAGTTTAT